GTTGTAGAGCAAGCACGCAACAAAAAAAATAATAAAATTATTAGTTTCAATGGTAAAATTGCAACGCTCGCAGAGTGGCAACCTATAGTAGGAATAAGCGCTGACACTTTAAGTTGGCGTCTGATAAATGGTTGGACTATAGAAGAAGCACTAACGCTTCCTGTGAGTTGGAAAAAAAGAAGCAACAAGTTTGACAAGAATGTCGTACCACAGGAAAATATACAGAGAACTCTATCACCAACCGATGATGTTGTTGAGAGGTAGTTAGAGGTAAACCCTTGTCCATATGGACATTTTCTACTAGGAGCCACAATGGCAAAACGTTACTACGATGCAATGTACAAAGCAGATTCATCAATGATTAAGGCAGACAACTCTAAAACTGCTAATCTTCCTCAAGAAGTAATCATGAAGAACTATCCAAAAACTCCATACATTAACGAAGCACCATTGGATGATACAATTAAAGGCATCGACAACCAGATCAAATCAGATACTAAAAGTGGTGATGTCAAAAAAGGCTCAATGCCTGAAAAATACTAAGGATTGTCGTGCCCGGAATGCCGAGAATCAAGGGAAAGGCCACTAAGATTGCTTATCGTATTATGGGAATACCCGGGAATATGAGAAAAGAAAAAGCAAGCAAGATTAAAGAGCGACTTACCTTTGAAGAAACATACAAGGCTCGTTAATTGAGTCCTTCTATTTGCAATGATTACTCACTCTGAGTAGACTCATTCTTGTTAAACGATTTAAGCCTTCGTTTAAAATTAATAATATGCATTGAGAGACCTTTCGGGGTCTCTCTGTGTTTATGGGGAATTATTGATAGTGACACAGCTAGGATCTTTTGGCTGCATCGATTGGTAGATTGTAACTAATGCCGGGCCAAGGGTAGTTATAGCGCCAATTGCCATAGCTAACCATTTCTGTTTCTTCTGTTTCTTAGCACGCTTCGTTTCATTATGTTGCTGTTCTATCAACTCTTTGATCGCGTATTTATAGAGTTCTGCCTTTTGAGCAAACCCTTCTTCGCATGCTCGTAATTCACACGTTTCTATGAATTGTGCAACAGAGTCTTCACGGGAGAGTGATTCTAGGGAGTATTCACTATAGTCTTTGCCAGAACTGTACTCCAATACAGAACTATTCACCGAATCAGTAAGATAGTTATCCATTGCAAACAGAGATATAGCCAATAAGAAAGATAAGATAAAGAAGATATACCTCATGTTAACTCCTCGTATTAACTTCCTGAACTTAATGATGTTCTTATGAGACTTTCTCTTAGTTCAACGAGTTCGGGGAAAAGCTTTGGATTCTTTTGTTTATGGAGGATGACAACGAAAATATCCTCAAAAGTTTTGTCATGGTCATGGCCGAAGAGCTGAGTAGTTAAGTATTTTGCTAAATATCGAGCGTTTTCATTGGAAACTTCGTGATGTTTTCTTTGAGGTCTGATTTGTGCTTCCATTCCAAATGTAGTAAAAGATTTAAGGGAGCAGAGAAGAATAATAAGAAACGCTTTCTTCATGGTTTTGTCCTTATAGTTTGAACCATAATTTGTATTCCACTAGAGTAAAAGATGTTTATTGTAAAAGTCTATATCCATTAAGGAATCTGTATGATAATAAAATTAAAGGAATGGGCTCGAAGATTAGCTGTATTTTTAGCAGAGGAAGAGAATCCTAAAATAAAAGAAATGAGAGGCGTAGTACCAGCAGAATACCTGAAGCAATTAGACCTCAAGAAAAAACAACAAGACCTTAAGAAAAGAAACCTTACGATAGATCAAACTAAAAAGGACAAATAGCATGAAAAGATTACTGTTAGCATTTTTAGCATGCTTAACCTTTACTGGCGCAATAAATTGTAAAAATGTTAAAGGCGTTAAAGAAGATGCTTTTGAGATTATTAAGCCATCTCCTGCAGTTCAAGAGATGCTGAAAAGATTTTGCTCTATCGATGATGAAGAAAGTGAGACAGAAAAGAAGATTGTCTGCTGTATTTTCGTTTACACTTCTAAGAAGAAATGATGAAAAAAGAGACAGTAGGTAAAATTGCCTCTGATTTAATGCAAAAGAAGCCGGAATCGCAAGATCCTATTGAACTTGAGCGTGAGATGCAAAAGGATTACCTAGATAATCTCATAGAATGCATTGATGATCATAAAAAGGATTTTATAGGCGACTTTTATGTAGTAGTTATTACGAAGAATGAAAAGTTAATGCCTAATGTTTTTAGAAGTTATTTCTTTCCAAGAAATACATGCCCTACTCCTGACTATGATCAAACATTATTTAAGTATAAAGCCGCAGATGAACAACTTGAATATATCTGGACTGTCCCATCCAAAGATACATGTCTGCATCTCAAGGATAATGCATTACAGGTACATGAATCTGAGCGTGATCTACTCAAGTTTGTTCTTGATTTTGCAGATGGTTCTTTATATAAGTTATGTAGAAAATTAAACAACGAACCACTTATCGAGGATATACATGGTTGATAATCAAGAAGAAATTGTACAAGAAGAAGTTCAAGAAGAGGTAGCTCCTCAAGAAGAATACGCTCAAGAAGAGGTACAGCAACCTGAAGTTCAAGCGCAAGAAGAGAGTTATCAAGCGCGTAATTTTCGTGAACTACGGGAAAAGAGTGAGCGTATTCAACGTGAACGTGACGAAGCTTTAAGGCGGTTGCAGGAAATAGAGCGCGCTAAAACAGCCGTTCAGGAACCAGAAGACTCATTGAATCCGGATGATCTTGTTGAAGGAAAGCATCTCAGCAAATATGACAAGAAGATGGCGGCTCTTGAGAAACAACTCCAAGAGATTACCATTGAGGCTAAGGTAAAGAATAAGTTTCATGACTTCGATAAGGTTGTTACTCCAGATACAATAGCAGCTTTAAGAGATGCGCATCCTGAAATAGCGGAAACCATTGTTTCAAACCCAAATCTTTATAATCAAGCTATCTCTGCTTACACTATGATAAAGAATCTAAATATATATCGAGAAGAAAAGAATCAGAAAGAGAAGCAGCTTATAGCTCAGAACAATGCAAAGCCACGTTCTGTTGCAAGTGTTTCTCCTCAGCAAGGAAATTCTCCTTTAACTCGAGCAAATGCGTTTGCTGAAGGTTTAACTCCAGAGCTTAAGGCTCAGATGTTAAAAGAAATGCAGCAAGCTCGAAAAGGTTACTAAGCCTATCCTCGAACTGCTTTCTATTGGGTCCTGCTCTTTTCCTCCTTTTTGTCAGGACCCAATAGAAAGCTCTTGTTTTTAACTGATCATATTGCTATATAAGTAAGAGACGTATCTATGGTTTTCGTCAGACCATCTTTTCGGCGTATATCGGCTTTCAGCTGAATCAGCATTCGCCATGCTATGACGTATATTCGGTTCTCGTCAGACCTTAACAGATGTATTAACAACATTAGTTAAGGATTTTTATGCCTATTACTACAACAACAACTTTACCGGCACCGGTACAGCAAAGCTTTAGTTATAAGCTTTTATCTGTTCCAACGCCTAATTTCATCCACAAAATTCCGGCTATGAAGAAACAAATGCCGAAAAATGGTGGAACAACCTTACGTATGAGACGTTACAATCCATTAGCAACAGCTATGGTTCCTTTAGGGAATACAGGTATTACACCTCCAGCTCAACAGCTAACAGCCGTTGATATTGATGCAAAAATGGACTTCTACGGAACATATATCCGTATGAACGAACAAGTAACTCTACAGGCTCAGGATCCTGTATTAAACGAAGCAGCTGCTCGTTTAGGTGTCTCACTTCGTCAAACTGAAGATCAACTAACCCGTGACATGCTTGCAGCAACTGCAGGTTTTGTTAACTGTGTTGGTGGTGTTAATGGTGATAACCCTACTGAAATAACACGAACAGATGTTAATGAAGTAGTGAGAGCATTATTGGATGCTGACGCTTATACAGTTCTCGATAACATCGAGGGTGAAGATAAGTTTGGTACAGCTCCTGTACGTGATGCTTACTTTGCATTAACTTCAACCAGATTAACTGGTGATCTCGATAACGTTGATGGATTTAAACACAAAAACGAATATCCATCTCCAATGAATGCATTGCGTTCAGAATGGGGTGCAATTGGCAACCTTCGATTCCTCGTATCTTCTGTAGGTAGTATAAATCCAACTGCGTCAGCTCTTGGTAAAGATATATACAATATCTTCTGTGTTGGTATGGAAGCGTATGCTTGCATCGAACAAGATGGCTACAGTGCTCAATTTATCTATCGACCACCTGTGTATGACAGTCCATTAGCGCTTAATTTCTCTGTAGGTTATAAATTTGCAGAAGTTCCTAGAATCACTAATGATCTCTGGGTTCTTAACTTACGCTGTACCCAAGCGTAGAAAGGAGTACTTATGTCTACAATTATACAACAAGGAACATTTACTGCTGGTGGCGGAGTTACTACTTTAGTTCTTCGAAATGATGTCGATTGGCTTAAAGTAATAAACTATACCGTTATTAATGCAGCAACTGCTTCTTACGGTGCAGAATTTTACTGGCAGCGTGGCATGACAGCTAATGATGGGATCATTAACGCCTTTGATGGTGCTGGTACAGGCATGGTTATGACAACAGCAGCCGCAGGCGGTGTTGATGGATTTACTTTAGTTGATACTTCAGCTAATCCATTGACAGGTCCAGTTGTTGTTACAGGTGCAACTAACGTTGTTGCTCCCGTTGTTGCTACTGGTAATACAACTGGTCTAGCAGATGGAAGTATTGTTCGTCTTTTCACTATGACTGGACAAGAATCATTAGCTGGTATTGATTTTGAAGTTGACACTATCGTGAATAATGTCTCATTTACAATAAGCTATAATATGGCTAATGCTCCAGGAGCAGCAGCAACAGCTGGTACATATAGAATTGTTAAATGGGATCCTATCTTTTATCCACGTTGGAGATTTATCGCTAACATTACTCAAGCTGCTTCAGCTGTTATTACAACAACTGTTTCTCACTTGTTTACTGTTGGTCAAATTGTTCGTTTCGCCATTCCTGCTGTGTATGACATGGTAGAACTTGATGGACTACAAGGATCAATTACAGATATAACAGCTGGTACAATTACTGTTGATATTGATACAACTGCTTTCACTGCATTTAGTTTTGCATTGCCAGCAGATGTTCCATTCAGCCCAGCAATTATTTCTCCTATTGGAGAAGATGTCAGTGTTGCTCGTGATGCTGCTCGTGATGAACTTGGAGATTCGATTAGAAATGTGGCATATATCGGTATTGACCTTGGTGCTGGTAATACCAGTCCTTCAGGTAATGCTAATGATGTTATTTACTGGGTAGCTGGTAAATCATTTCAAGTTACTAACGATTAATTAAAAATGAGAGGGGGGTTGTTAGTCCCTTCCTCCCTCTCCTCAATAGAAAGGTTCTTATGGTTAATGCAGTCAAACCAGCCAAAAAAGTAGAAAAATTAAATTTACGTTACATGCGTGACAAAGATAAAGAAAAAGTAAAAGGTATCTTTCGGTACTATGAAGTACCAGGCGGTCAAGTTTCATTTATGTTTAGAGCATATAGAGAAGATCGCATTGAAAGATATGACCTTCTTGATGGTGAAATCTATACGCTCCCTCTAGGTGTTGCTAAGCATTTAAATAATAACTGCTGGTATCCTCGTTATGGGCATATGGAAAATGAAGAAGGTGTGATTAGTGGCCACGCTCCTAATGGATTAGGTAAAGGCATGCAAGGTATGCGAGTTGCTCAAAAAGTACGACGTATGGGGTTCCAGAGTCTAGAGTTTACCGATGTTGAAGAACTCAACTCTCCTAATAAAGAAGTTGTAACTGTTGAATACAATACAAATGCTGTTATTTAAAGGATAAAGTATGGGACGCTGGAATGGTATTGAATCACCAACCTTTCAACCCGCTTTGCGATTGATACAATCAATTACAAATGATAATCCCGCAGCAGTAACCACAACATTTGATCATGATTATGTTACAGGTACTATTGTGCGATTGCATATCCCTGATGGATACGGAATGCCGCAGGCTGATAAGTTAACTGGTGAAATTGAGGTTACGGGGACAGATACATTTACTGTTGATATAGATACTACTTCGTTTGATGCATTGGTTATTCCAGGCGTTATTCCCTATTATATTTTTGCTTATCCTACAGTAACTGCAATCGGTGAAAACAATAGCATTTTAACAGCAGCTGTACGAAATGTTTTACCGCATAGTTGAAATGAATTAAAATCGGTGGTGAAACAAAATTAACTACCTTACAAGAGAGGAACGTAAATGCCAGACACAACGCTTCAGGCTATTCGTACCAAAGTACGAAGACTTACCAGGAGCCCGTCTCCTCAGCAAATGCTAGATGCAACGATTAATGAGTATATAAATACGTTTCTTCTCTATGATCTTCCTGAGCATTTGCGTTTATCCTCTCTGAGAACAACATTGAAATTTTATACTCAGCCGTATGTTGATGTTTATGATACAAATACAGTTCTTGAAGATGACCCTTTATACGATTTTAAGAATCGATATATAACGACCGATAAACCAGCGTATATTTCAGGATATGAAGTATCGTTCTCTCAATCAGAGGGCCAATTTTTTTCACTGTATCCATTTACAAATTCAATAGCATCTACGGGCTCGACAGGTGATGGCCTAGAGAGAACATTTTTAGGAACTTTAAGTAATATTCCTGTTATGCAGAATCATGTTCTTTTTGAATCTATAGATGATGATAGTAATGGTCTTGTACTTACAGATACACCTTTTCTCGATGCAATTACGGGTAAACCAACAGAA